TTGGGCATCAATATCTAATCCAAACACTACCTTCGAGCCTGTTTGGAGTATCGACTTAGCTGTTGATTCAGCTAATAAACAGAAGGCAATCGAGTCAGGTCTTGCAGTTAAGAACAAGGATGATGAGAGAGGAGATTTTATTACCTTTAAGAGGAAGGTAACTTCCAAGAATGGTAATGCAAATAATCCACCTTCTTTAAAAGACTCTGAAAAGAGAGACATAAAAGGAACATTAGTAGGCAATGGTTCTGATGTTAATGTTCTTTTTAAGACGTATGAGTGGAGCTATGCAGGTAAGAATGGTGTTGGAGCAGACCTTCAGGCAGTCCAAGTCATTAACCTTGTAGAGTACTCAGAAGGCGAGGACTTTGACGTTGTACCTGATGGGTATAAGTTAGGCAATGACCTCGACTCTGATGAGATTCCTTTCTAAATTAAGCTTAATGCTGAAGTGGGTTGTGGTTGGTGGGATTTTTAGAAAGGAATGTTATGAGTAAAAAAGTAGATACACTAGTTCAAGATATATATAGAACTATTGATGAAGGTTTGGACAAGCGAACAACTGATAAAGAGTTTCTTCGCACCTTCAGTATGAGTGTCATGGAGTCTGTCACTAAGTTTCTATTTGAAAAGAGAGATGATGTTACTACATTACGTCTTTCTCAAATAGGAAGACCTGACAGGCAACTATGGTATGATATTAAATCAGATATAAAACCAAAAAAGATTGACGCAAAAACTAAGATAAAGTTTTTATATGGAGAAATCCTTGAGTCTCTTCTTATTCTTTTGGCAGAAGCTTCAGGACATGAGGTATCTGAAATGCAGAAGATGGAAGAGATAGATGGAGTCAAAGGTCATAAGGATTGTAGAATAGATGGTACTCTAGTTGATATAAAGAGTGCATCATCTTATAGCTTCAAGAAGTTTAAGGATGGTTCTCTAGCTACTAATGACCCTTTTGGTTATATATCACAGATAAGTGCATATGCAGAGAGTGCAGGAGATAACTCTGCAGGTTTTCTTGCAGTAGATAAATCTACAGGAGAACTTGCATACATGCCTGTCGAAAGTATACAGATGATTAATGCTTCAGACAGAGTTAAACATTTAAAAGATGTAGTTAAGTCTTCTTCTCCACCACCTAAGTGTTATCCTGATGAGCCTGATGGTAAGTCAGGTAATAAGAAACTTGCACTTGGTTGTATCTTCTGTGGATATAAAGAACATTGTTGGTCTGATGCAAATCAAGGCAAAGGATTAAGAAAGTTTAAATACTCTACAGGTATACGTCACCTCACTCAGGTTCATAAAACACCTGATGTAGAAGAAGTTACAGATGCCTTCGCATAAATTTCGTTCCAATTCAGAGTATAATACTTATTGCTTTCTGAAGGAAAATAAGGTATCATTCAAATATGAAAAGCTAACTATAAAGTATGAGTGGTTAGAGTCCAAAAAGTATATACCTGATTTTGTTTTAGACAATGGGATTATCCTAGAAGTAAAAGGAAGATTCGTATTAGAGGACAGAAAGAAACATCTGTTTGTAAGAAAGCAGTGTCCTCATTATGACATTCGTTTTGTATTTGATAATCCCAACAGGAAGCTATACAAAAATGGAAGGATGACTTATGCAACATGGTGTGATAAACATAAGTTTAAATATTGCAAGGCTAGTAGTGGGATACCTAAAAGTTGGATAACAAAGTAAAAACAAATGTAACTTTTGTTGTTGAGGAAGATGTTTTCAAAGAGAGAAGCACTCCTGAACAGACAATGTATATGTGTGTTCTATTACAAGCTCTATTAGATGCAACTAAACCTACTTATAAAGACGAACCTGATACATCTATACTTGAAAGAGACAGAGCAAAGGCTTGGTTCTTTGCTTCTGTAGGAGTTACTTCAGAAGACTTCAAGATGGTGTGTGATTATGCAAACATTGATTATAATTATATGAGAGAGTTTGCATTTAAAGTTTTAAAATCAGGTGAAATACAATATACAAGAAAACGAATCAACGCAGTGTTAGGACATTAAAATGAAAAGCAACTTACTACCAACAGACTATCAAAACTTTATTGCTCTATCTAGATATGCAAGATGGATTGATGAAGAAGAAAGAAGAGAAACTTGGACAGAGACTGTATCAAGATACTTTGACTATATGCAAAACTTGCATGGAAATATAATAACTAAATCTCTAAGAAATAAATTAGAAGATAAGGTGTTAGAACTAGGTGTTATGCCTAGCATGAGAGCATTAATGACTGCAGGTCCTGCTCTTAAAACCTGTAATGTTACAAGTTATAACTGTAGTTATATTCCTGTAGATTCTGTCAGGGCATTTGATGAGTGTATGTATATACTTATGTGTGGCACAGGTGTAGGATTCTCAGTTGAAAGAAGTAATGTAGATAAACTTCCTATTGTTAATGAACATTTTGAAGATAGCACTACTGTTATAAAGGTAGCAGACTCTCGTTCAGGATGGGCAAAGGCATTAAGAGAATTACTTGCAATGTTATATGTAGGACAGATACCTACTCTTGATGTATCACAGGTAAGACCTGCAGGTGCAAAATTAAAAACTATGGGTGGAAGAGCATCAGGTCCTGCACCTTTACTTGACTTACATAATTTTTGTGTGGGGATATTTAAAGGTGCAAAAGGTAGAAGGTTATATCCTATAGAGTGTCACGACCTTATGTGTAAAATAGGTGAGGTTGTAGTTGTAGGTGGTGTAAGACGTTCTGCTCTTATCTCTTTATCAAACTTAGGTGATGACCAAATGCGACATGCTAAGTCAGGTAAGTGGTGGGATAATGAAGGTCAAAGGTCACTAGCTAATAACTCTGTAGCCTATAAAACTAAGCCTGATATGGGAACTTTTATGAGAGAATGGCTGGCACTATATGAATCTCATTCAGGTGAAAGAGGTATCTTTAATAGACAGGCAGCTATAAATAAAGTTCTAGAAAATGGCAGACGTAAAGCTTCTGAAAAAGAAAACCCTATAGAACCTGAAGACTATATACAGTTTGGATGTAATCCATGTAGTGAGATTATTCTTAGACCATATCAGTTCTGTAACCTGACTGAAGTTGTCTGTAGACAAACAGATACTGTAGAAACTCTAAAAGAAAAAGTAGAAGTAGCAACTATACTAGGAACACTACAGTCAACTCTAACTGATTTTAAATATCTTAGAAAGATTTGGAAGGATAATACTGAAGAAGAAAGATTGCTAGGTGTTTCTCTTACAGGTATACTTGACTGCCCTGTACTTAACAATACTTACTATGAACTAGAAGATGTATTACTTCAGTTAAAACATACTGCAGTACAGACTAATAAAAAATATGCTAAGTTATTAGGTATACCTCAGTCAACTGCAATTACTTGTGTTAAACCTAGTGGAACTGTTAGTCAGTTAGTTGACAGTGCATCAGGTATTCATGCAAGACACAGTGAGTATTATATCAGAACTGTAAGAGGTGGTAATACAGACCCTATCACTCAGTTTATGAAAGATGTAGGGATACCTGCAGAACCTGACTTAGGTAAGCCTAATACCACTACAGTATTTAGTTTTCCTACCAAGTCTCCTTCAGGTGCAATGACAAGAACTGAAATGACTGCCATACAACAGTTAGAGTTTTGGTTATTATACCAAAGACATTGGTGTGAACACAAACCTTCTGTAACTATATCTGTTAAGGAATCTGAATGGATGGAAGTAGGTGCATGGGTATATAAAAACTTTGACGAGGTATCAGGTATTTCCTTTCTTCCTTTTAGTGAACACACTTATCAACAAGCTCCTTATCAGGACATAGATAAAAAGCAATATGAAAAGTTCTCTAAGAAGATGCCTAAGTATATTGATTGGACAAAGCTAAAAGAATATGAGAAGGAAGATACTACCATAGGAAGTAAAGAGTTCGCTTGTACTGCAGACTCCTGTGAGATTGTAGATATAACATGATAGGAAGTGAATTTGGAGACTTTCCAAACTGGTGGCAATGGTGGTTGCTTGGTGCAATTACTGTTAACACTGTGTTTAATTCAATAGTATTTTTTAGGGGAAGAAAGGTATTTAAAAAGAATCATGGCAACACTAATATGTAACCTACCATCAAACAAAGTATGGGTTAGAAAAGAATATCTAAGAGACTTCAAGGATGGACATGGAGAATTTGTAGAAGGTAATTGGGTAACTGCTAAGTCTATTCCGGG